GGGGAGTTCACCAGCGCGGTGGGCAAGCGCGAGGGGAGTCGCGCAAATAAGGGTTGCGGTCATTTTGTGAGCGTATTCCTCCGAAAAATAGATGTCAAGCAAGGAATTTCATCGTTTTCACGGTTGATTCGACTCCTGCCAAGTCTCGGACAATTGAGCGGCAACCTTTCCAAGTGGCAGCAAATTCGACCTGCAATTCGTTTTCCTTCCCGTTCGGCATTTTGACTTCAACGAGCCATGTGATACCGTTTATCGCCACCAAGAGGTCAGGGACTCCTTTGCCCACCGCAGCCAGAGACAGAACGCTGCACCCCAATTTCTTAAAGCAATCAACGATTTCTGCGTGGTTTCCGTCTATTCTCGACGCTCGCCGCATAATTCCCTCGTCTTTTCCAGTAATTCCATCTCAGTCCCGTACCGAGCCTCAAATTCCCGCCGCCAAGGATGCCTGCTAACCGCTTCGGGCGTGTTTATCAGTCCCCGGTGATGGATTTGGCACAGTCCCAGCACATAATCCTCACCAAGCCGTCTAGAACCGCTCAGGATGTGATGAATCTCGCAGGGACTATCTACCCCCTCACCTTTGCACACAATGCAGCCTAGATCGCGCGCAAGGGCTTGAAACGCCTTTTGATCTTTTGTCATGGAATCATGCTTTCAGGGGCGGGTATCTTGATGCCGGCATGATGCGATGCAGCATTGAGCCAATCAAGCCACTCAGAGAACCGCTTTTTACCGTAGCGGCTCGTCCTCCTGCCAAGCATCACCATCCCGCCCTCGAGCCCTGGCGAGATCCGTGGAGAAGTTTCGCCTTCAAAAGCAGCCGTCAGGATGTCTTTCCATTCCTCGTCGGTAAGCGTTGTCATGAACCCGTTGATGGGCCATTGCTTCTGTTTCGCCCACGCTTGCAGGATGGGCCACATCGCCGCATTAGCGGATCGACTCCTGCGTTCCTCACAGGTTTGACACTCGTTCATGCGCTGATATGCGCCCAATTTTTCCCCCTGTGAATAAGATCAATCGCCTGTTTAGAAACGCCGTATTTGTCGCCCAACTCTGTGAGAATTCCTTGTCTGTAGTTTTTTAGTTCTTGCTTTATCTCAACAACCTGTCGTTCGTTTAGCTTAGCGTTCCCGTTAGTAGACCCGCGCAAAGGTTTATTTAGGCCAAGTTCAAACGCGTGTTGGACATTTCTTGCTTTCGAAACCCACTCCAAATTTGACGGGTGGTTGTTGTTCTTTATTCCGTCAATGTGATTTATCTCAACGGTATCTGCTGGTTGTGGAATCCAAGCCATTGCGATCAAACGGTGCGCCATAAACCATTTGATGCCGCTTTCGTTGGCTATCTTCGTGCGCAGATAACCATGTTTTGTAAGGTAAGGGCGCATTGCTACGGGCATTTTTCGACGGAAACTAAATATCGTTCCGCATTCGTCCACGAAATAATCAGGATAGCCAGTTATCGGCATCATGGCGTTCTGTCCCGCGTTGCGCCTTTCTTTGCAGACAGGGCAGATGGGGTTCAATTCGCCCCCATGCGGTACTCGGCGACTCGTTTGCCGCTGTTTGTCGTAATCGTCGAGGTCAGCACGGGCCAGCCCATACGCTTGAGATCGCCCATACGCTGGCTCAGCGCGTAGCAGCCGAATTGCGTGAGTGCTTGCGCTACAGTCAAGCGATCGCCGCGTTGTAGAGCGCGCAAAAGCGTTCCTAGCTGCGTCTCGGCGGCTGGAACTGTGCATCGTGGGACGGATTTCATCCACGCTGGGCGTTTGTCGATGTTGACCTTGCCTTCAACAATCCGCAGAACGCGAAGATCGGGGCCAAATAATTTCCGCATCTCGTCTACAAACGCTGCCGATTGCGGTGCGGCAACGCGGAGTTCGTCTTTGGTCATACGTCGATCTGCTTGTCGTAGTAGTTCGCTATGCCCACGGGCTTCAGGATTTCGTGATACCTGCCCGTAATCCGGTCGTATCGAAGTTCTGCAATGCCAACCTTGCCAATATGCTTAAAGCGGATCTTCTGCACATGAACCTCAACCTTCGCATTGTCGGGATCGTCTAAAGCCCTCCAGACCGTGATCGCGTTGTCGGCCTTGTTCCACCAATGCTGACTGCCGCTGATGCTGTCGGGGCGCGGTATCGGCAGCTTCCCGTTGTCATCGCGGCGCAGCTTTTGCGGGTGGGCGACAATCCAAACGTGGACACGCGCAGCCCTTGCCCATGATCGAACGTGCGTTAAGGTTTGGCTGACGTACTCGGTTTCGGAAATATCGCGGGGCCGGAGATGCTCAATCTCGTTCCACGGGTCAATGATTAAACCGCGCTTAACGCTGGCATCCTTCCACCCGCCCTGAATCCGAAAGTGCGCTTCTGCCGCGTTGAGGATTTCGTCGATGCAGAACGAGGTCTGCGTGGTGTCGGACGATGGACACAGGAACGAAAACCAGCCGTCCATATCACCGATGGCATCCGCAACCTCCTGCTTTGTAGCGCGTGACGTAGGGCCAGCGCCGAAAGGTTTGGAAAGGTACTTCTCCACAAACTTCGCAACGTGGATTTCGGTAGGCTGATTCTCGGGTGAGAAAATGGCAAACTTCCACCCTTGCTTGCCAAGGTTTAACAGGAGCGCATCAAGCCACTCCGACTTTCCAGATCCGGGCCAGCCGGTCAGGATCGTCATCTGTCCAGGCATCACGGTGTAAAGCTGGTCAACGCTGGGCCAACCGGTCTTGTCCCCTGCTGGCATCCCCTCGTCCCACAGGCGGGAGAGCAATCCGCCGAAGTCGGTCGGGGTACACCCTGCAAGCGGGTTTTTGGCGATCAATTTAGCCGTGCGGATAGCGTCTTCATTCATACCGCGACCCTCCGAGGTTGTAACGGAACTGCCGTGACCCCGTCTTCCCAACGCTTACCGTTCAGCCACGTTGCGGCATGAGGGATAAACGCACCACCTTCTTTGCGCCATTGCTCACAGGCGGATTGCTCCGCCACAGCCCTGCAAATGCGCTCTGCAAGTAAATCGTCTGGCTTTACCTTCTGCCAAGCCTTCCATGCTGAGGCCTTGGCAATCTTCCGGGGATAGGATTGCCAAAAACGCTCAAACACGCCGCTTGCGGCGGAAGGGGTTTTCTTTGGTGGTTGGTGGTTGGTGTTTAGTGGTTGGTGGTTGGTGGTTGGAGGTTGTATCGCCTCAGGGTCGGTATACCTATCGATAGACCTATCGGTAGACCCATCGGTGTACTCATGGGTATACCTATCGGTAGACCAACGCTTGTGCGCTGAGTCGGCCCCTGACTTCCTCTGCTTGTCGATGATGGCTTGAGCCTTGGTTATCTCATCGGCTGCGCGTGGGTTGCGCCGCAGCCCATCTGAGCAAGACGGGAAAAAGCGATCCGCCACCACCTTGACCGCATCCTGCTCGGCTTTGGTCATAGCTCGGCACAGGCGATAGAGGCCATCGTAAGCACATGGAAGCCCCGCCTCCGTGCTGTAACTGATGTCCAGCAGGACCGTGTACGCCCCATGCTCAGCAAGGGACAAGTCGGCTGTCTTGTTTGCGTAGTCGCCCATAAAACGGCGATAGTAGTTCAAACCCCGCACTCCAACGCAATGCGGCGCATGGCAGCTTGATATTCTTGGGGTGTGGCTTCTGGGTTAGCTTGCACCCAATTGGCCTTCTTGCGTTCGTATTCGGCGTATGAATACATTTTTGTACCTCCTTTTAAGGTTAAAAATCGATGCGCCATCACCCAGTAAAAGGCTGGGATCAGCTTGCGTGGTCTGCCGACCAACGCATCACCTATGATCATAGCAGAACAATTAATCATCATTTTGCAAACTTTTCCAATAGCTTCGTTCTGGCAAAAGCCCTGCTTTTCCCAAAATTGCCACGCTCTTAGGGTTTCGCAATTTCCGCAAAGCCTTAAAATGAATTTGTCTTACCCGTTCTGTTGAAACTCCAATTTTTTCCCCAAGGTTTTTGTAAGTTGCACCTCCATCGTTCATCATTTCTCTTACTATAATTTGTTCTCTTGATGTCAAACGTTGGTTCAGCAATTCATCCACCACTCGCGCCGTTTCAATTTTTAGCAGGACATCCTCTTGGCTGGGCAACGCCGCCATCTGTTCTCCCTGTTGCCGAGCCAGAGCCTTGAACGATCCAATGTCCATGTCTACCTCGCGCCAGCCAATATTGGTACGCAGCTTGAGCATAAGCTGGTCTTCAGTCCAAAGATCAAACGGCGCAGCGCCCAGCACCTCCATGATGAGTTTCGCCATCTTTGAGAATTCGCCGTTCTGCTGGATAGGTGGATCGCGCATCGCAACCAGACAATTGGCGCGGCCTTTTGCTATTCCAGCGTCCCGCTCAAACTCGGCAACAGATTTGTAACCCGCGGCTTCGATTGCGCTCATCAGCAAGTTGTTTCTTACGCTAACCTTGACTCGATACGCTTTCACTTTTTCCTCCGCTTGTACTTGGCCTCATCCACCACCAGCTTCCCCGCGGTCATCACCTGGAGCCGGTACGCTGCACCTCTGGCAACGTACTGTCCCCAAGCGTAGACCGCCTGCCTGCTGATTCCCAGAACGTCAGCAATTGCTCGCCGACTCCCAAAATGTTGCACCGCGTCAAGTGTTTTCATGTGAGCACAATATACCCAATAAATTTATTTGTCAAAAAGAGTTGACTGACAAGTTAAGTTGAATTACTATGGGTCATCGAAGCAAACAACCGGAGCAACAAAATGAAATATCAATACAACGATGGAGGCCGCAAGGCCGCAGGCTACAAGGGCGTAACAGGCGACTGTGGCGCTCGCGCAATGACAATTGCTCTGGGCTTGGACTACGCGGAGGTCTACAAGGAACTGGCTCAAGCCAACGCCGACAACGGTCGCGCAAAGTCTGCCCGTAACGGGGTGATGAAGGATGTCTACACCGAAGTTCTAAAGAGTCACGGCTGGGTGTGGATGCAGGCTCCTAAGTTTGACGGTCGCAAAGCTCGTTGCAATGACCTCGTAGGCGTGGTGATCGCTAAGCAGGCCCGTCATTTTGTAGCGGTAATTGACGGTGTAGCAAACGACATTTGGGACTGCACCCACAAAATGGTTTACGGGTATTGGGCAAAGGCATAAGACGGGGCTTAGGAATACGCAGCCAGACCGAGTCTGGCAAATACTTGGAGATGGAAATGAGCACACAGAACGAGGCCCACGGGGACGAAAACACGCGCCGCGAATTGACCGAGCGCGAACTAGAACTGGCGCTCGAGGAGATCGTCGAGTGCGTCCTCGAGTACGGTCAATGGCCCCGCAAAGGCCGCGCCCAGTTCGACCTCTACGATTATCTGATGGAGAACCGCGACCCTAGCTACGCATGGGAAATGTACCTGTGCGCAGTCAGCGACAACAGCGAAGCCCTAGAGAATCGCATCCGGCGCGAACGTGCCTCGGTCGAGGCAATACTGCTCACGCACCTGACGGGTTCCGACATGGTGCAAGACTTGGCAAATCAACGCGCCTCGGAGGAAGAATGAGCATCTCGGAAATCGTTTCTCACGCTTGCGCCATCGGCGCGGTGATATGTTTTTCAATCTTAATTTGGGGCGACAAATGACAACTAAAAAAGTGTACGAAGCAATCGCTTCGGTGACCGCCAGCCTTGCAAAAGAAGGCATCAGCAAAGACCGCAAAAACGAGGCGCAGGGATACAAGTTTCGCGGGATCGATGATGTGTACAACGCTCTCGCACCATTCTTGGCTGGTGCAAAATTGTGCATCCTGCCGAATGTTCAAGAACGTTTAGTAGTCGAGCGCGTGAACGCTAAAGGAACAATTTTGCTGTATGTCACCGTCAAGGTTGACTTTGCTTTTGTGTCTGCTGAAGATGGTTCAGATCACCATGTTGTTACTTACGGTGAAGCAATGGACTCAGGCGACAAGGCAACCAATAAAGCCATGTCTGCCGCCTACAAATACGCCGCCATGCAAGCGTTCTGCATCCCAACCGAGGGCGACAACGATGCAGACTCTACGACTCACACCCTTGCCAAACCAGCCATAGATTACACCAAGCACTTGCTGGCCCTTGCTGCCGCCCCGTCAATGGATGATCTGCAAGTTGTGTTCAAGACTGCCTACAAGAGCGCACAAGCCACGCAGGACACGATGGGCATGGCAACCCTCACGAACGCAAAAAACAAGCGCAAAGAGGTTCTCCAGCGCACCGAGGGTTTTCTCGAGGGTAGCCAATGAGCATCCAAGGCACACCGGAATGGCTCGCTGAACGTGCCGGCAAAGTAACTGCCAGCATGGTTTCGGCGGTCCTAGCAAAACCAGAAACGGCTGGTTATCGGGACTACCAGGCGCAGCTTGTCGCTGAAATCCTGACCGGCAAGCCGCAAGGGTCGGACTACACCAACGCCGCCATGCAGTTCGGGACGGAAATGGAACCCCTCGCCAGAAGCGCATACGAGGCCGAGACGGGGTTCAGCGTGGACGAGGTAGGGTTTTGCCAGCACCCGGCTATCGAACGCGCTGGAGCCTCTCCAGACGGTCTGGTGGGCAATTCTGGGCTAGTCGAGATTAAATGCCCGAAGGTCGCCACGCACCTTGCTTATCTGCTTGCCGGAGTCGTCCCAGCCGGGTACAAAAACCAAATGATGTGGCAAATGGCTTGCACGGGTCGGAAATGGTGCGATTTCGCCAGTTTCAGGCCCGATTTGCCCGAGCATCTGCAACTGTTTATCGTTCGCTTCAAGCGCGATCCAGAGCGCATCAAGGAACTGGAAACCGCGGTGATCGCCTTTTTGGATACCGTGGACAAAATGATTAATCAACTCAAAAAGGTCTAAAAATGCACATTTCCGTCACTTGGCACGATAAGCAGTTCAACCTCGACCTCGCATCCTCTGAAGGCAAAGAGGCGTTCCTTTCGATCAAGGGATGCCGTCTGGTCGAATCCAGCAAAGGAGAATTCATCAGCTTCCCTAGCCGCAAGAATGAGCAGACAGGGAAATACTGGAACCACGTGTGGGCAAACGCAGCATTTCAGGCCAAGGTGATTGAGATTGCAAAGGCCTCTCAGCCTGTTGTTTTGGCGCGTCCTGCTGTGTCGCACCCCGTTGATGAAGAAATTCCGTTTTAGGTGACGAAATGACACAAGCCGAGAAACTGCAAGCAGCAATCGAATGGCTCGACACCCGCTGGGTCGGTCACCCGGTCAATCGGGTGCAAAGACTCAAAGAGCCGCTGCCCGAGGTCTTTACCTGGACTCCGAAAGTGCTGAAAAAAGGAGCGAAGAAATGATCGAAGTCAAACTGCTCGGACCGAAAAACGATCAATGGGCCGCGATTAGGAATAGGAGCAACCAAAATGGAAACATTGAAACTTAGCGGGAAAATGCGGGCAATCCAAATAGTAAATGGGGTGGCGGAAACGGATACCGATGACCGTCAGTCTGAAATAGATGCCTTGCGTTCAAAAGTGAAGTCTTTAGAAAATACGCTTGTGCTGGTGGTACAAGCGTGTGACGCAGAAAACGTGTGTGGCCTTGCAATGAACGTGACGAATGCTAGAAGCTACGCATTTAATGCGCTTTATCCGTTCAACGGGGACGATGTATGCGCGTTCTAGTGGCCTGCGAGTATTCAGGCACGGTCAGGGATGCGTTTTCAAAGCGTGGGCACGATGCTTGGTCATGCGATTTTGAGCCAGCAGAAACACCCGGAAATCACTACCGGTGCGATGTTTTGGAACTTTTGCACGAATCGTATGGATGGGATTTGATGATCGCCCATCCTCCATGCGAAAGGTTGTGCGTATCAGGAGCCAGATGGAAGTACGAAAAAGCTGGCTGGCCGGAGGAACAGGAGGCGGCTTTGATCCTTGTAAAAGGGCTGCTAGAAGCGCCGATACACAGGATCGCTCTTGAGAATCCTGTGGGGATAATCAGCAGCAGAATAAGGAAGCCGGATCAAGTGATTCAGCCGTGGATGTTTGGGACACCAGAGACAAAGGCAAGCTGCCTATGGCTGAAGAACCTGCCTAGACTGATCCCGACGCACAGGAAGAACGATTTGTTCAGCCCAGAAGAACCGGAGGAACGCAAGGCGCGGGTACACAAACTTCCGCCTAGTCCAGACCGGAAGAAGTTACGGGCGTGGAAGTACACCGAGATTGCTAACGCAATGGCAGACCAATGGGGTGCATTGTGAAGATACCGAATCAATGGACGTTCAAAAGTACAGATATAGCGCAGGGCTTCGATCAGCATGTTCGTGAGCAGCTTCCTTGGTACTCACTAGCAACCGGGATCGTTTCCCATGCAGCGAGGCACTACATTCCGACAGGTGGGCTGGTATACGACATTGGGGCAAGTACAGGAAACATCGGCCTCGCAATGGCGGATTGTTTGGCTATGCGAAGGGCTACGTTTTTTCCTATAGATAACGCCCCTCAGATGGCTCAAGAATACAAGGGGCCGGGTACGCTAACCATTGAAGATGCGCTTCAATACCAGTATCAGCAGTTCGATTTTGCGGTGTGCTTTCTTGTGCTGATGTTCCTGCCTGTCAGTGAGAGAGCGCAGTTCATTGGCAAACTTCGCGGGCTGATAAAGCCCGGTGGGGCAATGATTATCTTCGACAAGTGTGAACCGGTGAAGGGGTACGTTTCGGTTGTAATGTCGCGATTGGCTCTATCCGAGAAGTTGGCCGCTGGCGTGGAACCGTCCGAGATAATTTCCAAGGAGTTGTCCCTTGCAGGAATACAGCGGCCACTTTCAAAATATGAATTGGGTGACGATGCCCAAGAGATTTTTAGGTTCGGTGATTTCGCAGGTTGGATCATAGAGTGTGTGCGATGACTGATCGTAGCCACCATGCCCCACGGGAACAACTACGCAACCGGCTGGAGTTGCTTGAGGATATCCGGTGCTGGCTTCTTGACCGCATTGACGGAAGCGAGGAAACAAAGGGAGATGATGGCCTTATCTCCGACTTCATTCGCAAACTTGAC